GCCTTGGCATCCAGCTCAATGGGGAATACTTATTGATTTTGCCACACAGCTATCAGAGTGGAACGGTAAAAACCTTCCTAATGTAAACCCAACAAATGAAGCTAGAAGAAGTCAACTGTTTGTAAGTACAATGATGCAGGGATTCATACAAGCATTAACGAATGCAGATTACTTTGATGATATGAAAAGCTTTTACAGGTTTATGTATTCAGCTCAATCTGATAAGAATTATTCTTTATTCAAAACTTGGAAACGATTAGATGTTCCAATGGAGATTGGAGATAATTACTGGCAAGAGTTTTATGACGCTGTACAAGGTTACAAAGAGAATGAAGACTCTGAAAATTTTCTTAATTACTCTGATGCAGAAATTGCAAATGAGATGGATAGACTTAAATTAGAATTGGAGGAAGAGTGATAGATTTAAAAAGAGTTTACGATTTAAAAAATGAAATTGTTAAATTAGATAAACAGATGGATAAGTTTATTAAAGATTTAATATTGGAACGATTGGAGAATGACAATGCAGATAAGAGAACACAAGAGTAGGAACTTACCTAGTTTGATTGGCGAGTTTAGATTGTCTAGAACTTGGACAATGGACGAAGACATGATGACTGGTAAGATTACTAACAAAGAATTAGAGAAGGTGACTTTAAAATGGACAAGATAGATAAAGTTCAAGAAAATAGTTTACTACCTTTTGAGCAACAGAAAAAAGATGCTCTTGATGATAGAAAGACTTCAAGGCCAGAAAAGGTTGATGATGTTGGTATCAGTAGAGAATGGTGGATGGTTGACTTTAGAGGTGCTTGGTTGACTGAGTATCCTAAAACAGAAGAGACTATGCCCGAAGAGCTCTGGAAGACTTGGTACAAAAACTTTTCAGTTTTTACAAGACAAGATATTGATTATGCTTTTAATGAAATGAGAAAGGTCCCAAGAGATTATGGTGGACCTAACTTATCTCACTTGTATGACAGATTAATGCAGACTGGTCAAAAAAGAATTCGCATGGACGATGTTGGTAAAGGTACTGTTAAGTGCAAAGACAATACAGTAGGAGAATGTGTTTTCGGAACTCCTTTTTGGCAACTTAATAAATACGGAAAGCATGACTTTCTTATGATGTGTGTAATGAAGTGTGACAATTTTGAAAAGTCCTATCCAGAAAAAGAACATATGAAAGACAAACCATTGCCAAAAACTAAAGGCGAGTGGTTTGTAATGGTTGCTCAGTATTTAGGAAATGATGACGTTACTATCATTGAGGGAACTAGTAAAACTGGTAAGGATAGAAAGTTTGAAACTTATCAGTACGGAGAGTTGTTTCCAGACGGAAACATCAAAGAAGTTCTTGCAAGTTATGGGTTAGATGAAAATCTAACTTTTACTAATCAATGTATAGCTATCAGTGAGATACCAAAGAGTAAAAGTATTGGGAGTGGCGTTCTTTAAAAGAGGGATTTTAAGAATGTTATAATGGGTATGTCGGCTTCCCGTGAAGTGGAAACACTTCGAGCTGACTGCCCTCCCATCAACAGCTTTGCCTCACGGCGGAGCTGTATTTTTTTTGTAAATAAACTTGACATGAATATACGCTTACCATATGATTATAAGTAAGAGAATGAAAACAATTAAATAAAGCTAATCGGTAGTCTTAATAAATGCCATAAAACGGAAAGCTAAAATACTTCGGGTGGGTAGCCCAAAAAGGTTTAGTAAGTACTAATTAAAAATCCTTAAATAAGGTTGGAAATACTTAGATTATTGTTGAAACATAAGAAACCTTTCGATGTGTCATCGGGGTGGAATTGTAGGGTGATACAATCACTGACTTTGCTAGACAGTAAACATAGCCAACTAAACGCTAATACGAGGGGGGCGACTACTTAAAATTGAAGTTTGCATAGGGAGCAATCGATAAAAAAGGCTTAGGCCTCGACCCTTATAAGTCAAGTAAATGGACGTAATTGTTAAATATTAAATGCCGCCTAGCAAAAGTTAGGCGGTGTTTGATTTTAATCTCTAAATAAAGGAAAAAAATGGAAAATAAATTACATACAGAATGTGCAAAATGTTCGGAAAAATTAGAACCAAACAATCAAGGTGCTTTAGATATTACCTATGATGGTGGTTATGGTGACTTTGTTGATAATTATGACGGGGAACTACTTTTCTTACGTCTTTGCCATAAACATGCACATCAATTCGCTTATTGGGTAAATAACGAATCAGCAATAACAAAATGGCATGGCCACGCTCACAATGGTTCAGAAAAAGGTTTTTGGTATGGACACATTGGTTGGGACCAATACACATGGCTATCACACCTAAATATGTTTTTAATGCATCTCGTACAAGACGGGTTTAGATTCGCACGTCTAAATTTTGTTAGAAACATAAAAGATAGAATAAATTGGTGTCGTGAAGACATTAATGACTCTTCAACTAAAATTTTATGGGGTTCTTTCTTTATAAAGTTGTTTTTTTTGAAAACTCGATATAAAGGTTTCTTTTATAGTTTATATTTAAAAATAGTAAGGGCTCGTCATCAACGTGTTAAAAAAATCTATAGGAAGCATTATTCTTTACATAGTGAACTTTTTGATGGTGTAAAAAATAGCAGTATCCCTCAAGATACACTTGATTTAATCAAGCGAATGGGCCTAGCTTTAAAAGAAATGGAAGAAGAGTAATAAACCTCTTCTTTTTCTTGTTAAACTTGTATAGATGCCAAAAGATATATTAGAACCAGTTGGTGAGGCAAAGAAGCAGGTATTCGACGTAAAGTTTCCTCCTTTGCATGATGCACAGAAACAAGTACATGAGAGCACCGCTAGGTGGAAAATTCTTTGTGCTGGGAGAAGGTTCGGTAAATCCAGATTAGGTGTGCAAATGTGCATGGAAGTGGCTCTAAGCGGTGGTAGAGCGTGGTGGGTAGCACCTACGTTCGCAATTTCAAGAGTTGGTTGGAGAGACATTCAAGCAGCCGCAGCGTCAATGCCAAAAGAAATGGGCATAAACATCAAAGTTGGTGACATGCAAGTAGATTTTGCTGGTGGTGGGTCTATCGGTGTTCGTTCTGCTGACAATCCACAAAGACTTCGTGGAGAGGGTCTTGACTTTCTTGTTATGGATGAGGCCGCTTTCGTTAAAGAAGAGACTTGGACAGAGGTTTTAAGACCTACTCTTACTGAAAGACAAGGTTCTGCACTGTTTATTTCTACTCCAAAAGGCATGGATAACTGGTTTTATAGGCTTTTTGAAAAAGCTAAACAAGGTGACGACTGGGAAAGGTTTCAATTCCCTTCAACTTCAAACCCTCTTGTTAAAGAATCAGAAGTTTTATCAGCTAAAGAAGAAATAGGTTCTTTAGTATTCGCACAAGAATACATGGCACAATTCATATCTGAAGGTTCTCAGATGTTCAAACAGGAATGGTTTCGTTATTACAGAGAAGGAGTTGGACAAGTACACGTTGACGGTGAAACTTACGATTTAAATGATTTAGTAAAGTTTGGTACTGTTGACCTAGCAACTTCTACAAAAGAATCTGCTGACTATACAGTTATAGGAAGTTTTGGATTACATCAACCAAGTAAAAAACTTTTCGTTCTAGATATGCATATCGAAAGAATGGAAGCTCCAGACATAATTCCACAAATTAAACGTCAACTTATAAAACATAACTTGGAATGGGTAGGAATAGAGCGTGCAGGGTTTCAGTTAGCCTTAGTTCAGTTCGCAAGAAGGGAAGGTTTACCAGTATTGGAATTAAAGGCTGATAGGGACAAGCGCCAAAGAGCACTTCCTTTATCTGCTAAGATGGAAGCAGGATTAGTTTATCTTCCTAAGAATGAAGAGTACTCTTGGGTTGCTGACGTCGAACGTGAATTACTTACGTTTCCAGTTGGTGCTCATGACGATATAGTCGACTGTTTATCCTATGCAGTAGTACAAGAACGACAACAAAGGAAATGGGAAGCTTATTAATGGCTGAAGAGAAAAAAAGTTTTTACAGAAGGACGGTTGACTACTTACAGGCACCTCCCGAAAGAAATGTTAAAGGTTGGAATTATAATCAGAGCACAAATTCCGCTCTGGATTCTGCTGTATTCGGTTATAACACTACCTCTGGTTCTATTCCTAATAAATTATTAGAAGATATAGGAGAAGGTACTGGTAACTCAGCTGTTGTTGCTTGCCTCAATGTTTTAGCAACCTCATACGCTGAACCTCATTTAAAAGTTTATAAAAAAGAATCTGATGGACCAAATGAGGTAATGTCTCATCCAGTAGAACAATTATTAGCAAGGCCTAATCCTTTTACTTCTGGTTCTTTACTTTCTCACTACATCGTTACAGCAATAAACGCTAGCGGTGATGCTTATCTTTTAAAAGTAAGAAACTCATCTGGAAGAGTAATTCAACTAATCCCAATGATGCCAGACAGAGTTACACCAAGAGGTAATGAAGATACTTTAATTACTCATTATGAATACTACGGAACATCTAAGACAATGGGTGAGTTTGTAGTTCTTAAAAAAGATGACATAGTTCACATACGACAAGGAATAGACCCAAATAATCACAGAAGAGGATTTGCCCCACTCAAATCTGTTCTTCGTGAATTAATTGGTGACGAAGCAGCAGGACAATATGCAACAGCTTTACTGCACAATATGGCAGTACCTGGCGTTATATTAAGTCCTAAAGACGACACAGCAGGCGGTCCTTCTAGAGAAGAAGCTGAAGGTATCGCTAAAATGTACAAATCTAAATTCGGTGGTGCAAATAGAGGTGCTCCAATGGTTCTTACAGGAGCTATGGATGTTAAGACTGTTTCTTTTTCACCAGACCAAATGGATTTGAAAGAATTACGAAGACTTCCAGAAGAGCGAGTATCTGCTGTTCTAGGTGTCCCAGCAATTCTAGCTGGTTTAGGTGCAGGTCTTGATGCTGCAACTTATAATAATACAAAAGAATTAAGAGAATTTTTCACAGAGCAAAAACTTATTCCTTTATGGAAAACTGTTGCTAATGAATTAACACATCAGTTGTTACTATCAGACTTTACTAATGATGTTTCAAACTATTGTGCTTATGACTTAAATGAAGTGAGAGCACTTGCAGCTG